TTGGCCCTGATGGGAAGGCGATCCCTGCGGCCGCAATCCAGGATGTGCGCGCGAATGCCTGGAATTGGCCGGCGCCCTATGATCGGGTCAGCCAACGTTATGCCTATCGCGCGGCCGATCTCTCCAGTAAAGAGCTGGCAGGCTGGTATCCGTGGATCCGCTCCCCGGATGCCGAGATCAATTATGATCGTGATCGCGTCGTTGGCCGCGAACGCGATCTCGTCCGCAACAATGGCTGGGCGACCGGAGCGGTCAACAAGATCCTTGATGGCACTATCGGCGCCAGTTTCCAGCCGATCGCCGAGCCGGACTTCCTGACGCTGCAGCGGATCTGCCCCGCTTGCGACGCCGTTTGGGCCAATGAGTTCGCCGAGGCAGCAGAGTCCGAATGGCGCCTCTGGGCCAACGACCCGTTCAAGTTCTGCGACGACTTCCGCATGCTGACGGTGACGCAGATCTTCCGCCTAGCGCTGCGACACAAGCTGATCGACGGCGAAAGCCTCGCTTATCTCGCCTGGAACCCCGGGGATATCTATGAAGGCGGTGCGCGCTATGCGACCGCCTTGCGTCTGATCGACCCAGACCTGCTCAGCAACCCTTACGAGATGATCGACACGGCAACCATGCGCAACGGCGTGGAGTATGACGCCAATGGCCGCCCGATCGCCTATCATATCCGGCGCGCCCACCCGAACGACTATTACAACGCCGTCGAGTCCATGGTCTGGGATCGGGTCGAGCGGACAAAATTCTGGGGCCGGCCGCAGGTCATCCACGATTTCGACCGGGATCGCACAGGCCAGAGCCGTGGTATCGGCATTTTCACGCCGGTGATCGACCGTTTCAAGATGCTCGACCGCTACGATCGGACCGAGCTGCAGCAGGCCCTGATGCAAGCAGCGATCCGCACCTTCATCACCAGCCCAGGCGACGCCGAAAGCCTGAACTTCGTCCTCGCGGGAAATGAAGGCATGCTCAGCGGCTATCAGGAACAGCGCACGGAATTTGCCCGCAAAGCTCCGGTCGAGATGGGCGGCGTGCGCGTGCCTCGCCTGTTCCCGGGCGAGCAGATCAATTCTGTTCCACCGACCGCCGCCGCCGCACAGTTCGCCGACTTCGAGTGGACGGTGCTCCGGTCGATTGCGGCCCCGACTGGCGCCTCGGCTGAGCAGGTTAGCCTGGATTTTGCGCGGGCAAACTATTCGAGCATCCGTGCCAGTCTCCTCGATGTTTACCAGGCCCTCAGCCGCAGACGAACTGATTTCGAACTGAACTTCGCCAACCAGGTCTACGTCGCCTTTCTGGAGGAGGCGATGGAGACGACGCTGAAGGACATGATGCCCAAGGGCGCGCCCTCGTTCCTCGAGATGCGGACCGCATATTCCGGAGTGCAGTGGATCGGGCCCGCTCGCGGATGGGTCGATCCGGTGAAGGAGCGCCAAGGCGCCGTGCTGGGCCTTGATGCCGGCTTCAGCACGCTGAAGCGCGAATGCGCCCAGCAAGGCCTCGACTACCGCAAGGTAATCGCGCAGCGCGAGATCGAGGTGAAGATGTTCAAGGCCGCGAGCCTCAAGCTGCCGGAATGGGGTGCGGCAGACAATGCGGAGCAGTCCGTCGCGAAGCCGCAACCCGCATGATTGAGCTCGCCCTCGATCCCGCCGCACGGGACGATTTCGACAGCGTGATTGCCATGCTCGGCGAGCTCGACGTGCCGGCTGAGATCGTGCGTCCATATGATGTGCAGGACGGCGTCGCCATCATTCCAGTGAAGGGCGTGCTGATCCCCTGCATCGGCACGCTTTACGACTATGGTTTCGTCAGTGGCTATGACGCAATCGCCGCCAAATTCACGATGGCGCAACTCGACACCGAGGTGCGCGGCATCGCCTTCGACATCAACAGCCCTGGCGGCTTGGTTTCGGGTCTCTATGAACTGACAGACGGGCTTTATGCAGCCCGCGGCAACAAACCGATGCTGGCGGTGCTCACAGAATCGGCCCTGAGCGCCGCTTATGCCATCGCCAGCTGCGCGGACGGAATCTGGCTGCCACGAACAGGAAATACCGGCTCGATCGGCGTCATCTGCTCGCATACGGACTATTCCGGCATGCTGGAAAAGGCCGGTATCGTGAATAGCGACATCTTTTTCGGGGCTAGAAAGGCTGATTTTTCACCTTTTGCGCCACTTTCCGCGCCCGCTCGCGACCGGATGCAGGTCCGAGTGGACACTTTGGGCGAATTTTTCGTTGAAACAGTCGCCCGCAACCGCAATTTGCCGCCCTCGACGGTCAAAGGCACACAAGCCGCGGTCTACCTCGGCATCGATGGCGTCAATATCGGACTAGCCGACGGCATTGCGTCCCCATCGGCAGCCTTCCAGGCATTCGCCGCCTCTCTCTAACCCTTTCGGAGATCCGAAGATGTCCATGGCAACGGCCGAACGGCCGCGTATTCGCGTGCCTGCGGTCATGCAGGCGATGCGCTCGCAACTTCTGGCCGCATCCGGCCTCACCACGCCGCAGACGCCTGGCACGACTATGGAAAACGGGCCGGGCGGCACGGGGTCGGCGGCCACCATCACGGTTACGCCCGAGCAGCTCGCTGCAATGGTCGCCCAGGGCGTGGCTGACGCCGCGGCGTCGGCTCAGCCCAAGCCGAAGGCGGCCGCGAAGGGCAAATCGAAGGCGAAGTCTTCAAAGAAGGCGAAGGCCGGCGACGATGAAGAGGGTGACGAAGAGGACGACCCGGACGACGACGACGCCGAGGGCGATGACGAGAGCGACGAGGCGGAAAGTGCCGGCGCGCGGGGCGCGAATGCCCGTGTTATCCGAGCTCGGGAGCGGTCGCGGATGGCTGCCATTATGAGCTGTGAAGCGGCCGCAGCGAACCCGGCCCTTGCCCTGCATTTCGCGACGAAGACGACCATGTCGCGCGGTGCGGCAATCGCCGCCCTCGCCGCTACTCCAGGCGCGCCCTCCGGCATGGCGCCGGCCGGTATCGCGGGCCGCATGGCGCAGCACGTCAATCTGCCTGCTGCAAAACCCGGTGAGGCCGCAGGCGCCCCAACGCAGCAGGCGATCGATCAAAGTTGGGATCGCGCCATGGCAAAAACGCAGCCTCGGCGTCGCTGACGCGTCCGCCTTTCTCTCAACCCATCTTTAGGAGATATCCTTATGAGCGGTGTTCAAGAGGGGACAGTCCTGCTGGAAGGCCAGCATCGTGGCGAGTTCCTTGTTTCCGAAGCGCGGGGCTATCGTTCCCGCGAGGTCGGCACCTTGACCAACGGCGGAGCATCGGCGGTCGTCTATCCTGCCGGCCTGGTGCTCGCGATGACGGCCGAGCCCACGAAGGGTGTTCCGGCCACCCTCGCCGCCTATACCGCGACGGAAACCGCCGGCACGGCGGCGGCAATCCTCTTCGAGACGCTTACGCTCGCCGCTGGCGCTTCCGCGAAGTCGACAATCGTCGTGCGCGATGCCGAGGTGAACACCGGTGAGCTCTTCTTCGATGCCACCGTCACGACGGGGGCCGAGCAGCTCGTCATCGTCAAACAGCTGGAAACCCAGGGCGTCATCGCCCGTTAACGCGCTTTCGTCATCAGCGCGGCCGACCGCGCTCTTCAACATCCCGCAGGAGGCTTAGGCCGTGCTCATCGACGTTTTTCGTCAGGATCCATTTACCGCCATTTCGCTGACCGCAGCGGTCGAGCGGAACCCCTTCCAGCCCACCGGCATCGGCGATCTCGACATCTTCGAGGATGAGCCGGTCTTCACCAAGACTGTGATGATCGAGCAGCGCGCCGGCGAGCTGGTCATCATCCCGACCTCGCCCCGCGGTTCGGCCCCGGTCGAGCGCGTGACCGAGAAACGGTCTGCCCGGGCCTTCACCACCCCCCGTCTGGCCATGGGCGACACTCTCGAGGCCTCCGAAATCGACGGCATCCGTGCCTTCGGCAGCGAGAGCGAGTTGATGGTGGCGCAGGCGGAGATCGCGCGACGCCTTTCCGGCCCGACCGGGCTCCAGCGCAATATGGAGTATACCTGGGAGTTGCACCGTCTCGGCTGTGTTCAGGGGGTTGTGCTCGATTCGGACGGAAGCGTGATCGAGAATTGGTTCACCGCGTTCGGTATCTCCCAACCCGCCGAAATTCCGTTCAATCTTCAGCAGTCCGACCCGCCTGATGGCGCATTGCGCGTACTCTGCAATCAGACGGTAAGAGCTATGGCAAGAGCTTCGAAAGGTGCTTTCCTGGCGTCGACCCGCGTCGTTGGGCTCTGCGGAGACGAATTCTGGGACGCGCTGACGTCGCATCCCGACGTCACGAGGACCTATTACAACTGGATTGCCGCTCAGGAACTGCGCGCGGGCACAGCATTCGAGGCGATGAGTTTCGGTGGAATTGACTGGGTTAACTATCGCGGCTCAGATGATAATTCTACGATCGCGATCCCCACCGACAAGGTGAAGTTCTTCCCGAAAGGCGCACCTGGCGTCTTCAAACGTGCGTTGTCACCCGCGGAGACCTTTGACTTCGTCAATACGCGTGGCAAGCCGATCTATGTGATCCCGATCTTCGACAAGGATCGCAATGCCTGGTGGCGGGTGGAGATTTACTCCTACCCGCTGCACATCTGCACGCGCCCGGAGGTGCTCTTTTCCGGACGCATGGGGACGTAAGCCATGAGCGGTACGATATCCTCCGGTGGCACGGTCACCAGCCCGGTCAGCTCCGGTGCTGTCTCCTCGGGCGGCACGGCCACCGATCCGGCGAACCCCAGCACCGTTTCATCCGGTGGCACGGTCACCGACCCGGCGAGCTCCGGCGCCGTCTCCTCGGGCGGCGCGGTCACCGATCAGGCGAGCTCCGGCACCGTCTCCTCGGGCGGCGCGGTCACCGATCCGGCGAGCTCCGGCACCGTCTCCTCCGGCGGCACGGTCACCGATCCGGCGAGCTCCGGCGCCGTCTCCTCGGGCGGCACTGCCATCCTGGAAGCCTATGCTGGGCCTGGCGCGCACGGCTTCCACCGCGGTGGTGTCCTCATCACCGACGTGAAAGCCAATATCGAACAGGGAAAATCCGACGATGAACGGCGAAGCTGAGCCTCTTGCCCGCGCCCATATCAAGCCGGGGACCAAGTTCTATCACGGCACCGGGCATCACCATTTCCATGATGGCCACGATCTGCACCTCCCCGCGAAAGTGGTGGAGCAGCTGGTGGAAGACGGCCTGCTGGATCCCGAACCGCCGGCGGCGGCGGAGAGTGCAGCGGAACCCCAAACCGAGGCCCTTCCGACCCAGGAAGCGGCGCCGCAGTCGGAAGCCGCGCCGACCGAAGGCGAGCAGCAGGCGTGATCGACTTCGACGCC